GTAATAGTTTAATTCTATTCAGTAGAGTTGAAGCACATGGTGAACCACTTTACAATTTAATAAATAATTCAATATCAGGTAATCGTAAAGTATTCTTTGTACATGGTGGTGTAGATGCCCAACAAAGAGAACTTGTGAGAGAGATTACGGAAAAAGAATCAAACGCTATCATAGTCGCATCTTATGGAACCTTCTCCACAGGAATTAACATTAAGAATCTTCATAATGTCATTTTTGCTAGTCCCTCTAAATCAAGAATCAGAAATCTTCAATCGATTGGTCGAGTTTTAAGAAAAGGAGACAACAAAACACAAGCAGTACTTTATGATATAGCAGATGACATTACGTATAGTTCACGTAAGAATTATACATTGAATCATTTAATTGAACGAATCAAAATTTATAACTATGAAAAGTTTAATTATGAAATAGTACAAATAGATCTGAAGGAAAATGGATAAAGAAGAATTTTTAGGAGTAATTAAATTAGTTTCTGGTGAAGAGATATTGGCTAAGATATGTCCATGTGAAGAGGAAGATAAAACTATTTTAATACTAGACTCGCCCGTAACTTTTGAAACTATACAAATTCGTAATTTGGGTGGAGTTGGTGCAGTACGAGTTAATCCGTGGTTAGAAATGGCACACGATTCTATTTTAGTTATTGATATGCAAAAAGTTATTACTGTAACCGAAATATCCGATGATCAAATAATAAAAATATATGAAAGATACCTAAAAGATAAAGATAGATCTACTAATCAAGCACCTGCTGCTCAAGATATGGGATTCTTAAGTTCTATATCTGATGCTAGAGTTTTTCTAGAAAAGCTTTACAAATCTAGCTAATATATCTTCTGAACTTCGACAAAGTTATTGTACTGGTATTTTGATACCTTGTCAAGCTCATTAAATTTGTGTTATAATAAATTGATAATTGAATTAACATAATGGGAAGATTTTTAAACCCAGATGATTTAAGTGAATATTCGGAAGCAATATCCGAACATGTAGAGGATCCTAATATATTTTCTACCTTTATTGAAACTGGAACTGCTTATGGACAGAGTATAGATGCCATATATCAGTACTTTGAAAAGGTTTTTACTGTTGAAATTTCAGAAAAATTATATGAATGGTTGACTCCTCAGATTGGACATTGGAGTAATGTAGAACGTGTGTTGGGTGATAGTTTAATTGAAATTCCAAAGTACTTAAATAGTTTAACAAAAGAGGATCACATTTTCTTTTGGTTGGATGCTCACTGGTCTCAAGGGTTAAGTTCTAAAAATCATTTAGATGTACCTTTATTAGAAGAGTGTACTATAATTGATAAAGAATATCAAGCTGACTTAGGTTTGGTAGTTATTGATGACGTTAGACTGTTTGAAACTGAACTTGATGAAGATTGGTCTGGTGTTTCTAAAGATAATATTCTCAAATCCTTTGAAAACTTTGACATAATAGTCACAAAGGAAATCGATGACAGGTTGCTTTTGTTGATTAAAAGAAAATGATGTGTTATAATGTAAACAATTAGCACGGGAAAAAAATGCAATGGTTAGACGTACTAAAAAGTCAGAGCATTATGTAAACAATAAAGAGTTTCTTGAAGCTCTTATTGTATACAGAACTAAATGTGCAGAAGCAGAAGAGAAGGGTGAACCGAGACCTCGTATAACGAATTATCTTGGATCTTGCTTTTTGAAGATTGCAACTCACTTATCATACAAACCAAATTTTGTTAACTACATGTTCCGTGAGGATATGATATGTGATGGAATAGAAAACTGCGTTCAGTACATAAAAAACTTTGATCCTGAAAAGTCTAGAAACCCATTTGCATATTTTACACAAATTATTCATTATGCCTTTCTTCGTAGGATTCAAAAGGAAAAACGTCAGATGGATATAAGATCTAAAATTATTGAAAGGTCTGGATTTGATGAAGTGTTTAGTGCAGATGGAGATTACAATACATCAGATTATAATACAATTAAGGAGAACATCCAAGCAAAACAGTATCAATGAGACTAACACAAGAAGTCATTAAAAAAATTCAACTAGCAATGACTCATACCAAAATGAATGGTGATGTTAATTGGAAGGATGGGGATGAGATTGATGTGTGTCTTGGTGGCACATTTGCAGGAGATAGATTTATCTCTATTATAAACAGGACAAGAAGCAATACTACCAAAAAATGAAAATTGCTTTAATAACTGATACCCATTATGGGGCTCGGAAGAGCAGCAAACTTTTTCATGATTACTTTCAGAAGTTTTATGATGACATTTTCTTTCCTACATTAAAGGAGAGAAAGATTAAGAATGTAATTCATTTGGGAGACTCATTTGATAATCGTAAGAATATAGATTTCTGGGCATTGAATTGGGCAAAGGAACATGTATATGATAAGTTTAAAAAATTAAAGACAAAGGTATATACTATAGTTGGTAATCATGATGCATATTATAAGAATACTAATCAAGTAAATGCAATAGATTCGTTGTTAGCATCTTATAATAATATTGTTAGGTATGTTGGGCCATCAGAAGTAGATATAGATGGATTTAAGACATTACTTCTTCCTTGGATATGTCATGATAATTATGATGAATCTATAAAGGCAATTAAGAATACAAAATCAAGAGCAGCATTTGGTCATTTAGAATTGAATGGATTTACTTTATTTCCTGGAGTAACTCAGACAAATGCACATATGGATGTGGATGTTTCTATTTTTAAGAAACTAGATGTGGTATTTTCTGGTCATTATCATACAAGATCAAATGATGGTAAGGTGTTTTATTTGGGTAATCCTTATCAAATATTTTGGAATGATGCAGGGGATAAGAGAGGATTCCATATATTTGATACAGAAACTTTTGAATTGGAGTTTGTAGAGAACCCTTATAATATTTTTGAGAAGGTATATTATGAAGATAATAATTCTAAGTTATATGATGCAAGATATTTGAAGGATAAGATAGTTAAATTGATTGTTCGTAAGAAGTCCAGTCAACTGGAATTTGATAAGTTTATTGATAAGATTGATAAAGCAGGTTGCTATGATCTTAAGGTAGTAGAGAACTTTGCAATTGATGATGAGGAAGTAGAGTTTTCCTCCGATGAAAGTGCTGATACGTTAACACTTTTAAATAAATACATTGAAGAGTCTGAATTTGATTTAGATACAGATGTAGTGAAAAACATTATGAAAGAAGTTTACAAGGAGGCTTGCGAGTTCGAGTAATGTTTGTTCTTGCTATACAAGGAAAAGAACATGAGGGTGCATATGCAGTCACTGATCCAGAAGGAGATAAGGCATTGTATCTTTTTGAGGAAGAGGATGATGCTCTTAGATATGGTGGATTGCTAGAGGCAGATGATTATCCACCAATGAGTGTCATGGAAGTTCCTGATCAGCTTGCAATAAACACCTGTAACATGTATAATTACAAGTATGTGATCATCACTGAAGATGATTTTGTGATTCCTCCAAGAGTGAATGATTTTATTCAAAAAGATAAGATGGCGTAATTTCCTCTCTACAGGAAACCATTTTACTGAAATTGATCTGACAAAATCTAAAACTAGTCTTATTATTGGTACCAATGGTGCTGGTAAGAGTACTATATTGGATGCTCTTACTTTTTCTTTGTTCAATAAACCTTTTCGTAAGATAACAAAGGGGCAGTTAGTCAATACAGTAAATGAAAAGGAATGTTTAGTTGAAGTAGAATTTGATATTGGTAAAACAGAATGGAAAGTATCGAGAGGAATAAAACCAAATATATTTCAAATTTATAAAGATGGAACTGTACTTGATCAGGCATCTGCAGTAACTGATCAGCAGAAATGGTTGGAGGAGCAAGTATTAAAGTTAAATTATAAGTCATTTACTCAAATTGTAGTATTGGGTAGTGCATCCTTTGTACCTTTTATGCAATTGAGTGCTCCAGTAAGAAGAGAAGTTATAGAAGACTTATTGGATATTAAGATATTTTCAGTTATGAGTTTACTTCTTAGAGAAAGAATTAGAGGAACAAATGAGAGAATAAGAGAATTATCTATTCGTAAAGATCTTTTAGAAGAAAAGATTGACATGCAAAAAAGTTTTATTCATGATCTAGAGGAGACTGGTAAAAAGAATGTAAAAGATAAAAAAGATAAACTTGTCACTCTGTCACGTAGTATTAATGAGTACGAATCGGAATTGGAAGAATTGACTGATGAATTGGAAGTGGTCAATAAAGATATTGAAATGTTCTCAGGTAGTAACCAAAAGTTACGAAAGTTAGGAAACTTAAGAGGTAAACTATCTCAGAAAGTATCTACTATTACTAAAGAGCATAAGTTTTTCACAGATAATACTGTTTGCCCTACTTGCACTCAATCCATAGAAGAAGAATTTCGTATAGATAGAATTGATGATGCTAAATCCAAAGCCAAAGAACTTGAACAAGGTTACAGGGAATTGGAGGAAGCAATTAAACTTGAAGAGGAACGGGAAACCCAATTCAAGGAGTTTACAAAGGAGGCATCCAAACTAACGCATGAAATTTCTAAAACAAGCACAAGGATTTCTGGACTTGAAAATCAAACCAGAGACATTGAACAAGAAATTCAAACAATTACCGAACAACTTAAAAACAGAACTTCTGAAAGAAATGCGTTAGAGAAACTATTAGGGGAACAAGAAGGCCTCCAAAAAGACCAATCAAAGGAAAGTGAGAGAAACGTTTATAACGAATTTGCACATGCCTTGATGAAGGATGGTGGTGTAAAGTCTAAAATCATCAAACGTTACTTGCCTTTAA